GCAAGTTGCACGCCGATCCGGAGTTTGCCGCACGCAACGCGGCGCGCGCCGCGGAGCGGATGCGCAAGTTGCACGCCGATCCGGAGTTTGCCGCACGCAACGCGGCGCGCGCCGCGGAGCGGATGCGCAAGTTGCACGCCGATCCGGAGTTTGCCGCACGCTTAAAAGTCGCGGCAAAGGCTGCGTATGCGCGGCGATGTGAGATGTGCTTTGCAAAACATTCCGCGCGCTATCCGGTTATTCGGTATTGCGATGAGGATGGTGAAGCGTTCTACGCTTGTCGCGACACCGACCATTGTGACGCGGCTTTTACCGGTGCTGTGTCGTGAAACGCAAGATGCCATCGGTGGATAACATCATCGCCGCGGTCGTACTCGGTGCGCTTGTGCTGTGGGGCCTGCTATGGGTTCCCTTCGCCCCGATCCCCGGTGACGATTCGCCTGTCTATGTTACTGGAGCAACACAATGACTCTGATTACAATTAATCCCGACCGTCTGGCGCGCTTCGAACGCGACGTGCATTTGCGGTCAGGCACCGGCGCGGGCGCTAACGGCACAATTGACGTTTGCCTCGTGCAGGCCGCTGACTGGCTCTCCGGGGGCTCGGGAGAGAGCGACGTGCCGGAGTGCGTGGACCCTGCGATTCGCGCTCTAGGAATTCAGCTAAACGACTCTCCGCGCTTCGAGAAGTGGCGCGACGAGTTAAAGCCGTTTGCTGTGCGCATCGTTGGGACGAACGTCGGTCGCGAGATGACGACGCGCCGTGCGTATCTTTGCGCCGATTGGGCCGTTCGTACGATTGCTCCGATGGCAATCGACGCATTCGGTAAGGCACCTAAATTAGCGCAACGTATGCGCGATGTACCGGAGATCGTAGACAAGGCGACCTCGTTGGCGGGACGAAAAATAGCTCGCGAAGCGACGAAGGAGCTTCGTGCTGCTGCTGCTGCTGCTGCTGCCCGGCGTACACTCTGGGACGAATCGTTGCGGCTTCTCGACCGGCTTATTCGTGTGACCGAGCCTGCGGCGATCGCGTCATGATCGAACCGCCCGACGTCGCCTCCCGCGACTGGTATCACGCCGATCCCGAGTCGCATGTCGAAGGAAAACTATCGCGACGAACGCCCTCACCTGCGACACGCAATAGCGGTCCTGCGCGCGCTTGGTTATCGTTTCGATGAAATTGGCGTGGAAAAATCCGCAGCTACGCGAGTTAATGCTCGACGAGCTTGAACGACGCTATCGTCACGTCGCAAATCCTCCTACGCGGGATGATCTGCGCGTCGCTCTTGATATGGCGGCTTACGCGGCTGGTGTTGTGTGTGGTTACATCGTTCTTATAGAGGCGACGCCATGAACCAGCTTCGAATCGGCACGGAAGTGCGTGCTAAGAGCAACCACGCCGTTACTGGCACGCTTAGGATGTCATATGGGGGCAGTAGAGCGTGTCACGTCGTGACGACAACATGGGGCATGGCGTACATTAACGACGACGAGATCGAGGTCGTGCCGCCGGAGCCGTTTACGGATACGCTCGTGACGGGTGACCTTGTAGAACGGGGACCGCGTAGTTTCACCACCAGCTTGATTATCGTCAACTGCCCGTCTAATTGGATAGGCATGGAGCTACTGCGCGTCTGGAAGCGTCGTGGCAACGATTACGTGATGGTGTACGACGCCGACCAGGGCGGCTATTTGGAGAGCGAAGGAGCGAAATGAGTGCTTTAACCGACTATCTTTTTGCAGGCAACCGTCCGAGTACATGGACTGTTGATGAGACGATTCAAGCCGTAGAAGCCATGCTCGATTGGCCGCACCGCACTATATCCGATGACATTATGAAAGGGGTCCTACGCACACTGCGCTGTCTGCGAGAAGATCAGGGCGGCTATGTTGGAGCCGCGCGCGTCATGACAGGGTGGCATTTCACCGTGCGATCCGGAGTGTTGCGCGATGGGCGCGCGTTTACCTTAGGCGAGACGTTGCGGCACGAGGGTCCGGTCGTCCCATGCGACCGTGGCTATCATGCGTCGCCTACGGTACTCGACGCGCTGAGCTACGCACCCGGTCCATATCTGTACCGGGTGGAGCTAGGCGGTACCATCGTCCCGCATGGCGACCCTGTGAACAAGTACGCAGCGAGCGAACGCACGGCCATTTCCGGGGGCGCGGATGCAAGCCCCCTCTTGCGGACATTTGCTCGGTCTTGTGCCCTCGACGTGGTGCATCTTTGGGACGCCCCACCCGTCGTCATGCAGTACCTACTGACCGGAGATGAGGCGCTCAGGTCCGCCGCCGGGGCCGCCGCCGGGGCCGCCGCCTGGGCCGCCGCCGGGGCCGCCTGGGCCGCCGCCTGGGCCGCCGCCGGGGCCGCCGGGGCCGCCGCCTGGGCTGCCGCCGGGGCCGCCGGGGCCGCCGCCTGGGTCGCCGCCTGGCTCGCCGCCGGGTCCGCCGCCATGGCCGTCGCCAGGTCCGCCGCCGGGGCCGCCGCCTGGGCCGCCGCCGGGGCCGCCGGGGCCGCCGCCTGGGTCGCCGCCGGGGCCGCGCGTCTGGAAACCTGGGCCGAAGTGTGGCTAGTGGACGGCAGTGTGCCGGACCTTACTGAGTATCCGATACAAGCGCGCGCGTTGAGAGGCGACGCATGACGCCCGAACGACTCGCAGAGATACGCGACTCGACAATCGCCGGTAGCGACGAGGTGATCGCTGCGAGCTATGGAGTCCGTGACGGGATATGCCCCGAGCGGGTCTACCGCAACTACGATGGCCCGGAATCTCGCATAGAGCGGTGCGGTCGGCCCGTTACCACCGAGCTCTATAGGCAGCGGGGTGTCTTAATCGACGCCTTGGTCTCACGGTGGTTTTGCGAAATGCACGCTCGGGCTCGTGTCCGCCTAACGCATGAGTGGCTCGATGAATTTGAGGAGACGTATCGCCGGAAGATGCGCGATGGCGCGCACCCGGACCAGGGCGGGACCGATGCTGAGGCTGCTGCGCTGTACGCGGCGATCGAACTCGCACGAAAGGCGACGTGGTAATCAAGTGAGTCTACGCCGTCGTCGCAAGGAGCGTGCAACTAAGCAGCTAGTCCCAAACCGGCCGACGGATATTGGTCGCGAGATGGGTGCTCAGATTGCCCGGCTTACCGATACGGTAATCGCCAAGAAACTAAAGCCGGATAGTCGTTGCAAAACGTGTGCGTTTCGCGCTGGCACCCTCCCGAACGGATGCGAAGAAACGGTTATGGACGCGATGAAATGCGTCTTAGAGCGCCGCACGTTTATGTGCCATCAGACTTTCGATGCGTCGGGAAAGCCAACCGAGGTCTGCGACGGATGGCGCCTCGCTTCCGAAGCCGTTAATGGTCTACCGACTCTCGTCGCTCCCTGGTCGTATTCGAGGGAGCCCAAAGCGTGAACAATTTACGCTCAATCCTCGTCGCGCTGCTCATCTTCTCCGGGGCGTCGTTCGCGATCTCGTCGTGTGCGAAGTCGCGACCTGCGCCGGGTCCATCCGCTGCACCGACCGCAACAGAAACGGGCTCGGGTCCATCGGCACCGCCAGCATCGCTAACGCCTGTGCCTCCGTCCCCGAGCCCGTCGAGTACCGGTGTAGGGCCGACTGCTTTGCCGACGATAGTGCCGACCGCCCCTGCGTCCCCGTCGCCCGCTCCGACCGGCACGATCGTGCTACCCGGAATCAATCCATGCCGCGCGTTCGAGAAGAACCCGATGTGCTCGCCGCTTCCGTCGTCGCCACGCATCGCACCGCAGTCCGCTGCCTGGGTCGCGCTACAAGCGCAGCCTGGTCGCGCGCCCGAGCTCGCACCACTCTCGATCGCAGAATCCGGCCACAACGACGCTTCTGAGCCCGTCTACGATGCGAGTGCGCCGTCGCCTAACGATGTAGCTCTGCCGCTCGTCTGCGACGGCTCTGGCTGGGCGGGATGGTCGTGCAAGACGTTCCACGCGCCGTCGATGGTCACGCTACCGCCCGGAGCAAAGATCGAGGGTAACGAGGACGGCCACCTCTCGTTGCTCACCGACAAGGCTGAAATCGACCTGTGGGCCGCGCATATCGCGCAGGATGGCATGCACGTCGGCGGTGCGGGTTCGTGCCCGTACGGCGGCGACGGAACGGGCTGTAGCGGCTCGACGGCCACGAACATCGCGACGAGCCTCGGCGGCATCGACCCGGCCATCCTCGCAGCGGTCGAGTCCGATCCGCACGGCGTGCTCCCGTACGCCATCGCCTTTTCGGCCCTTTGCGCCGCGCACGAATTCGTCTACCCGGCAACGGCTTCCGACGGCTCCAATACCGACGCCTTCCCGGCGTGTAAGGGACACCTCGGCGCCCTCCAGCGTCCGCCGGAGGGTGCGCGGTTCTTCCTGGACTTGTCCGACGACGCAATCGACGCTATGTCGAACCCGCCGTACGCAAAGGCGCTACTTCGCACGATCGACCGCGAGCATTTCGGCGGGACGATCATCGACACGAATTGGGCGGGGACAAGTGGATTCGCTGCTCAGTACCGTCGTGGCGATTGGGCGCCGTTCGAGCGCGAGGCGGGCGTGGCGGTTAGTGACAACGTGCGGCTCCCGTTCTCGACGCGCGGCATTGACCTGCGGAAGTCGCTGCGTTTTTGTGCGAGTGGCGATTGCCGGTGAGTGATTGTCAAATTGTACAATCTGACAATCACTCAAAACGAGTGTGATATTGACGACCGGTAACGTTTGGCTGTCGTTCTCGCATAGCGGGAAGATGCGTAGCCTGCACCATCCGACCCGCGCATCCCGGTATGATCCGGTGCGCTCCCTGTGCCCAATCGTATCGCATCCCTGAACAGCAGCGACGAGCAGCGAAGAAAGGGGAGCCCGGCGACTACTTAATCGCCGGGTTCCATCCCGTCCGTCAACGGACTTTTTTTTTACTCAAATATCGGATCAATTTTGCTATCATATTTTGCGTGAAGAAGGGTTGATAATAATTGTCTAGACCGGGATACAAGGGTCCGTGTTACAAGGTCAAGATCAAATGGGACATTCCTACGATTTCGCGCTTTCGTGCATCGTATGATCGGGGCGGATTTCAGGCCATCGTTCAAGATTTTCCCAAGCTGCGCCATACGCAAATCAAGTCGGCCATTTCGAGATATGTGACGACGCGAAGCGAAGGTCCACCGGTTCACATCGATCGTGAGGATATTCGCAGGCGCATTCGAGAGATGCCCTACGATCAATTCATGGAGGGGGTCGTGCGCGTTACGCAACGGTGTGCGTTGCGAGACGATTCGACCATCTTGCGTCCGATGAAAGAAGCGTCCTGAGCGACGTTCTCGTCGTCACGGTTCCGATAGCTGCCCGCTATCCCTCGTTGAATCACACCGGTCAAGATGGGATGCGCACCGGCCGGAAGTCACCGGAGTATCGCGAGCTCTTTGCAGCGATCAAGGAATCAGCCGAAATCGAGATGGCTCATTCCGGTTGGTCTAAGGCGACGGATCTCGTCCATACGACCATCGTCCTCTACCGTTCCACGAAGCGCCGGCAAGACGCGGGCAACGTCGCGAAATGCGAACTAGACGCACTTACGGTCGCGGGCGTGTGGGAAGATGATTCCTTGGCGAAGCCGGTTGTGCTCGATATTGAGTACGATCCGAGTGGTCCCGATCGTGTGGTCATCATTCTCCGCAAGCGTCGGACCGAGGCTGTGGCTCCCCCGGCTCAATCTTGTATCGTAAAGCTGAAGAAGCAGGCGCCCTTCGCGGAAATTGCCGACAAGTCAGACCCAATGGGTGAAGTGAACGGCAAGCCCGTCCGTCGTTCCGAGATTCTTCGGCAGATTGGTGCGATGCAACGGCGCTAAGCGCGTAACTTTCGAACAGTGTAAGAAATGCAAGGTCGATGGTTTCGATGTAGGTTAAATCGTCAATCAATGTGTGATTCCGATGGTTGGTCTTTTCGGACTTCAGGTGGCGACGATGGTTCGCTTCCGATCGGTCGCTGGCTCCGCAATGCAGGCATCGCCCTCTTGTTGGTTGTGCTGTGCGTGTTCGGATGGAGGCGCTTTAGGCGCTAGAACCTTTTCTTTTCTCTTGTAAGTTGCGAGAGGTTCATTTGTTATGGTATCACTCACGGAAGAACAGATACGCGAGGCAGCTCGCCTTGCCGGCATCCTCGACGAAATAGAGACGGCGCCGGACTGCCCCGACGAGATTGACGGCCCCGACGATGACTCGCAAGAGTCAGAGTCCGAGTCTGAATTTGACGACGAGCAAGAGTTCCGCCGTCTCAAGCATCGCAGGATCGAACGGGAGCGAGCGGAGGCGTTACAGCGCGCAGAGGATCTGCATTGGCAGCAGAAGCGCCGCGACCGCGGTGAAGATGCCCTGATTAACGAGGAAGCATACGGTCCAAATGCGCGGAGGTATGTGGGTGGGGAATTGACCGTACTACCAGGCGATAAGAAAAGGGACAAGCAAAGCGAGTATCTCGGCGCGAGTCCTGAATCGCTAATGTCTCATCCGCGTCCGCGCGCTGCGCATTCGAGCGGTGGCGGTAGGGTCGGGATAGACTCGAAGCGAGAGAAGCTGCGGAAGATGCACGGTCGTCCGACAATCGACGACGAGGCGCGCACGGAGATCGTAAGCGCGAGAATCACGTCGAAGTCCAAGGCCGCAATGGGGCAGCAGCGAGTCACCGCGGCGGACATTATGAGCATCGTCGGTAAGGCGTTCCAGTCCGGTCAGACTTTCGCGGAAGTCGTGCGTCGGCTCAGTGTGGATTCCGAGCCGAGAGCCGAGACGGTGTAGTGCCCGCGAATCCGCACGACGACGGATCCCCGAAGAAGCGCGATCGACTCGATCAGCCTGCATCGTTTCTATGCTGCACTTGTTGGAAGCGCGTTAATGGCACAGCCGGAACACTTCCGGAAGTCGCCGAAGCGCACTTCGCTGATCATGGAGACGACGAGAATAACACGGTAGCGCGCTTGGGACCTGACGATATGGCTCAATTGGATAAGGTATTGGGGAATCCACCTGAACCGTTAAGTGGCGATTTTATTTCAGTTCTAGCTGTTGCTCACCGTATTAAAAAGGGATAACTTGCATCGGTGTGGTACAGTAAGAGCGCAACGCGCTTCGCGGTCCACCTACTTTTGTATAACAAAAGTCAAGAGTAGCACCTCACCGGGTGTTTTTTCTTTTTTGGGAGGTCGTTGCTGTGCAGAAGCGATGGTCGGCCGCGGATCGAGCGAAGCGGTACGCGTCTATTCTTGCCGGGAGCAACAGTCTGCCGGTTTTCCGCGTCGATTCCAAGCGTAGTCGATACGAGTGGGTGGGCGATCTACGGTTTGAGGACCTGCACGAAAGTGCGAGGCAGGTCATTGCGGTCGATACGATATGCAGCCCGAGGGTGCAGTTGAAGCTACCGGGTCACGACCAATTCGTCGTGCCCCAAGAATGGATTACCGCCGCTCGCTCGGAGCAGGCAATCTGTCCCAAATGTGTAGGCCGCCGGCTCGATGTCCGAGCTCGCTGCGATCATGGTGCTAAGTGAACGTTGTGGGGAAAGCGCGTATGCGCGGATGGTTTATCCTTTCCCATCTAGGACGTGCAAGGCGCGCCTGTCCCGCTCTTTTCCTCGCCGCTATTCTTATAAGTTGCTCGAAGGGTGCGCCACCGAAGCCAATCGTATCGGAACTCTATTCATGCGCTCCGCTCATCGCGAGTCCGGCCGTGAAGTGCTTCACGAGAACGATTCGTCTCGTGCGGGGTTTTGCCATCTATCATTTCCACGGCCTGAAACGAGCGCCGTTCGTATCGGTTGCCTGGCCGCATGAATCGCATCCGTCCCTGGACTTTGGGCTCATCGAGCCGGCCACGAACCGGCAGGTCCGCGTCGTATCCTGGGATCGGAAGACGCTCAAGCTGATCAAGGCCAACGCCTCACTAACGCTGATCATCCTTTCTATTTCTTAGCGTGGAAGCGTTTCTAAAAAATCCAAGAGAGATGGACACCGAGGCGGTTGTCTCACTCGTGGAGGCTCTTGAGCAACGTTGCTTGTGTGAGAAGCGGGGATACTTGGCCGGGCAGGGTTCTCGCGAGACGACTTGTCGAGCCGACCCGCTCAATCGCTCCTGGCGAGAAATATTCGACGGAGATCCATACCAAAAACGCCCGATTAAGGAGCGACGACCGTATCGTCGTAGTCCAAAATTTGTAGGAGCTAAGGCCAATGGCGCGAGCAAAACGTCGCCCACTGGCTCCTGAGCAATGGGCTGAAGTCCGCAAGGCGTTTGAGGCCGGTGCAACGGAAGCCGATTTGTCCCGCCGTTTTGGTCCCGATCGCAAGACAATCCGCGCTCGTCGCCTCCAGGAGAATTGGATTCCCCAGGTTATTCCCCAGCACGTTCCTAGTAATACCGAGCTGAGGAACCTTCATGAACGAGCCCAGGCGAAGGTCATTGACTTCACAACTCGCAAGGCGTTCGAGCAGATCGAAGAGTCTGGAGTCGTCGAAGTCGTCGTTGGCGACACCATCGAGACTCGAAGGCTCGTCGTCCAGGCTTCAAGGATTGCGTCCGAGTACATCGTTGCCGTCCTCACAAGGGCGAAGGATGGAAAGATCAAGCCGGCAATGTCGCCTGGCGAGCAGACGGAAGCCGATGTTGTTAAATCCATGATGTCTGCTTACAAAATGTTTGCGTCAATGACACGAGAGGTCGACGGTTTGCGTCCTGGTACGCCGACCATCGCGACCGATGACGAGCGTAAGCCCAAAATCCTAACGTTCCGGGAAGCGCAACGTCGTGATGATGAACAGTCTCAGGCGAGATAGTTCATGGCGAAGGTTGATGTGAACGGGAATCTTGATATTGAGTTGCTGCCGTCTCAAATGGAGATGCGCAGTTTTACAACGGAGTGGGCCGCTGCCCGGGGCGGCAAGGGGTCGGGTAAGACGGTTGGGCTGTGCTATTGGATGCTCGAGCGGCTTGAGGTGTATCCCGAAGCTGCGCATTTTGTCGTCGGAGCAGACTTCGAGCAGTTGCGCCGTGGGTTCTTCCCAAGTTTCATCGATGTTCTAACGGATATTCATTGGGAAGCCGGCGTTGACTTCCGCTACCGTGAGTCGCCGTCGCCGATGATTATTTTGAAAAGCGGCGCTCGGTTGCGCGCTCTTGGTGCTATTCAGGCCGTCCGTATCGAATCGGTCGAGTTTCAGACGCTGCTCCTCGAGGAGCCGCAGACGTGGAAAAATGGTGAAGATGTTTTCGGTATTCTCAATACCCGCCTAAGGCATTCGATCCGGAGTGCCAAGGAATACGGCCTCGACCTCCTTCTTCAGGGGAGAATGTCGTTTAATCCGCCGGCCGTTGGTTCATGGCTTTACGAGATAATCGAGAAGCGTTGGCCGGCGCAAGGGTATCCATGTCAGCGTGTATCGGTTCGCGACAATTATCTTTTGCTCGACCGCGAAGGGTATGTTCGTCGACTTGAAACGGCGTTGCCGCCGAACCGTTGGCCTTCCCAGATCGATGGTCATTGGTCGACGACGGGTGGCGGTGTATTCCGAGAGTTTCAGCGGGATATTCACGGGGATCCGCCTGCTGGCATCCCGCGTGGCATAGAGCGAACGAAGCCGCTTTTGTGGAGCCTCGACTTCAACGTTGGTCACATGCGCAGCGTAATTGCTCAGGTGTATACGCAGCGAGTGTTCGCGGATGGTTTCGATATTCGTCCTGATCGTGGACCAATTCAGAAGTATCGGTTTGATAGTCCCGGCTGGACGCGTCGCATTCTCCGCTTCATTGGCGAGATAGCAATCGATGATACGGGAACCCAGCAAGTCGTTGCTGCGTTTGCCGAGCGATTCGGCGATGTGGCCAAGCGTACTGGTGTCGTGTTGTATGGCGATTCGACCGGTGGAAGCCGTTCGCAGATTGACGGGCTAACGAGCAACTGGTCGACGATCATCGACGGCTTAACTTGCGCCGGTATCCCTTTTTCATACGATGTGATCCGAAATGGTGCGCCGCTTAACCGCATCGTGAAGATGGACGCGACGTTTCGTAGCGGTGCCGGCTTGGGTTGCACTGTCGATATTGATGCGTGCCCAGAGTTGCTTTTCGATATTGAAAATGTGCAATGGAACAAGCAGGGTACAGACTTTGACAAGAGTGCCAATCCGCGTTTAACTCACGCGGCCGATGCTGCGGGTTATCTCTGTGTAGGTTTCGCGGCGGCATCGTTGGCCGCTGATTATCGAAATAGAACCAAGGGCAAGGAGCCCATTCTTTCACGCTAAGCGGCTCAGCCGCAGGAGAATAATCTCATGGCTGAAGCCGATCGCGCTCCCTTATTCAACCACGACGATATGCCCCAACACGCTCAGAAGCTAGTCTACGAGGCTCGTGAAAACGTGAAAGGCGACTACGCCTCGGCGCTTTCCGCCGCTCGCAAGGTTCTCGCGCTGGCAGTTGGTCAAGCTGTTCCGCTCTTTACGACGGCCGAGCTCCGCGGGTTAAACATCGCCTACGCGCTTATGTCGCCTCCCGAGGCAGTAAGCACCATCGAGAGTTACGCTGGCCGGGCGTATCAAGATGCTACGGTCGACCGCACTTCCTTGGCGGCTTTGCGTTCGACGGAGCCAGCAATGATGCACGGCAACGTCGATGCATCGATGCAGAAAACTATTTCCCATTCGATCGTGCGGCTCGAGAGTTTCGACGTGGCTGATACGATTCAGTCGGATACCGATCCCGTCGCATCGGCAACGCAGTCGTGGCACGCTCCCACCGTGGGCGGTGGAGAGCTGAAGCCCGTCGTGGTTGGTCCGGGCAACGAAAGCCCGTCGCAGACGGCCAAGAATGACGGCAGGGAGCCGCAAGCGTCTTCGGGCGATTCGGCTAAGAAGTTCGGTTCGCAGTTGTCGCCCGGTGACGATCGCCTCCCGGCGTAAGGATATTTTGTTCGATTGCTAAGGATGTAGGGTGTCACATTGGCCTTCAAAGAGATTGCCGATGCGCTCCACTACCCCGAGGGGTCTACCGCGCGATACAAGCGCCTCGATGCGCTCGACCGGCTTCTTGACAATACGTTTTACGACGATATTGCCTATAGCTTCGAGCAGGAGCGTATTTCGTCTGAATATCTTCCGCTAACGAAGCGGCGTCCGAGCGTAACCTACAACTTGGCTCGAATTGTCGTAGACCAATCGAGCGGTTCGCTTTGGGTCGACGACGAGATAGCGGAAATTGTTGCTGAAGGTAGCCAGCAATCTAACGTGGATGCTATCGGTGACGAAGTTGGCTACGACGCGGTTTTTATGGAGGCGTACGAACGAAGCGCCGCGGGCTCCGGAGCCATTATTCTTCATGGTCACGACGGCGAGCCTCCGATCATTGAATCCGTTCCGGGCAAGTTTCTTCGTCCGCTGTGGAGTTTTACGAAGCCCAACACCCTCGATGCGCTCGAAAGGGCGTGGCCTGTTACCAGGGCCGACCTGATCGCTTCGGGTATTCCACTTCCGGACGATAAGGATCACGAGCTCTTCGATGCCCAGGTTTATTGGCTCCGCGTCGTTTATACGTCGCTTGCTGAACTTCGTTATGCTCCTCTTCGCGCTGATCATTTCGTTCGTTTGGGTCAGAAAAAAGACGGACCAACCGAAGAGAAGTACGCCTGGCTACCGGCCAAGGATGCCGAAGGTGGCGTGTGGCCGCATCGCTGGGGCGCTGTGCCGGCGGTCTATGTTCGCAGTTTACTGTTCGGTCGCGACGAACTCGATGGGCGCTGTGCCTATAGCGATATAGCCGATACGCAGGTTGAGATCGCTCGATCGTTATCGCAGGTTGGTCGTGGGTTTCGGTATTCCGCTGACCCACTAATCTATCGTGACGATGGCGATATGCTCCGCGCGGTGCAGGGGATTGATCCCCTTTCTCCTGGTGGCGACGCCTTAACTGGATCAAACGGCGAGCTTGTGCGCTCCGTCAGCAATATTCTTCCTGGTAAGCACGCTTTACTTGAGCCAACTGGTGCCGGGTTGCTTGGCACGCTTGAATACGTCAAACTCAGCCGCGAGTGGGCGCTTGAAGTTGCCGGGGCCATGAAAGCCGATGCGGCTACGACCAAGGGTGCCATGTCGGGCACCGCACTGAATAAGCTCGAAGAAATGTCTCGTTTGCTTGTGAAGCGTCAGCGTATTGCGTATGGAACGCGCGGGCTTATCCCATTCGTGAAACTCGTTCTCCGCGGCTGTGCGAATGGGGCTTGCGCGATTCAGGGAGTTGCTGGTCCGAATCCGGAGAGCCGTATTCGGTTAGATTGGCCGCAGCATGATCCAGCTGAACTTGACTCCGACGTTGCGGCCCCTGTGCCGACAAAAACCACGTCGACTCCATCGGACGAGGAATAATGACAGAACCCACAACGGAACCGCAGTCAACTCCGCCAGTTGCGCCCCAAGGTGAGCCAGACGAAGCGCGTCTGGCGGCTTCCGATTTGCTCGCCATTCTCAAGGACGTACGTCGTCGCGAAGCTGGTGTGCGATCGCGGATGACTGCCCTCGAAAACGAGAAGAAGTCCATGGAGGACGAACTCGGCGCGTTCCGTTCGGAAAAGCAAAAGCGTGAAGAAGATTTTGCTCGCAAGAATGGCGAGTTTGAAAAACTCGATGCGGAAAAGCAGAAGCGTAACGACGATTTAGAGGTCGCGCTGAAACAAAAAGACGTTGAGTTTGCGACCTACCGCAAGGTTGACGCCGTGCGCGCTCAGGCCATGAAGCTGGGCATTGTCGATCCGACCATCGTTGCGAAGCTCGTCGATGTGTCGAATTTGCCCGACGATCCATTGCTCATCGAAACAGCCGCAACGGAAGCGGCTGCAAAAATGAAAAATGATATGGGGTATTTATTTAAGCCTCAGGCCGCGCCCGCTCCGCAAGTAGCGCAAGTGCCGTTCCCTGGATTTCCTGTTCCTCCGCCCCTGCCGGCCCCGCAGAATCCCGGCGAAATGCCGGATGCGCGTCAAATGTCTGAGGCGGAGTTTGCTGCTACAGAGGCGCGACTTACTGGCCGCTCGTACTCTTTCTAAACCGTTGTAACATTCGGCGCTAATTAGTTTCCGCCGTGTCCCTGCGATAGTTCGTCATGCACGATGAGTAGGGTGCCCGAATAGCGCGTCTTGCACGCTGACGGGGCCTCGATACCTACTCCCCTTGCCTGAGCGGCCTTGCCGCAGGAGATTGATATGGCGATTGACGCCTTTATTCCCGCGTTGCAAACCGTTTTAATTGCGCGCGGGTTCCTTGAACGCGCCATCCACGGCGCCCTTGAGCCGGAACTCGGCTTTGACAAACTTTGCGACGTTGAGCCCTTCGAAGCGCGTGTTGGCGAAAGCAAAACCATGACCCGTGAGGCCATACTGCCTCCGGTGACCCAAGATGCTGTGCCGATCGCGGCCGGCATCGATCTCAACCAGGGCATGACCCCACAGGGCGTGACCTACGAACAATTCATGGTTACGCTCGCTGAGCGTCGCGGCATGATGAATCTCTCGCTCAAGATGGACGAGACGAAGATTGCATCGGAGTATATGCGATTTATTCGGAATCTTGCGCAGCAAGCCGGATCTTCGCGCGATGTGCGTGCGGCCCAGTCGCTTCTGCCGGCGTACGAAGGCGGCAACACCTACGCAACGGCCGTTGCGACGGCTGCGACGAGCGTGACCGTCGACAACGTGAGCGGATTCGATACGCAGTATATCGGCTGGTCGCCGTTCGCAACGACGGGAGCAACGGCTTCGCCGGGTATTCCGCAGCCAGTGTCTCCGACCAATAAACTGCCGGTCCGCATCGTTCCCGCAGCGAATCCGACCCAGGCCGTCACGGTAAATGTGACCGGCGTAGTGCCCGACGCGACCAATGCCTGCTCCGCTTTCTCGGGCGGTGTCTACTACGGCAAGTCCGGAACCCTGACGTTCGATGTTCCCGTAACGTTGGCAGTCGGTGACACGATCCAGTCGCTCGACGGTGCTTCCGTCATTCGTCCGAACGGGAAGCTGAGTCGGTCGCAGCTCACTTCGACCGACTCTGTGGGACTTCAACAGTTGTCCCGTGCTCGTGCGAAGCTGGAGAACCGCAAAGTTCCGAAGTTGCCGAACGGTATGTACGCGGCACTCGTCGATGCGCAAGTTTTTGCCGACTTGCTCAACGACCCGGCGTTCCGTCAAGCGACGCAAGGTGCGTTCACGACCACGCCGTTCTTCGCAAGCGGGCAGGTAGTGTCGACGCTCGGGCTCGAGTTTGTGTCGAGTTCGCAGGTGCCGATCTATCCGATCGGTGGATCGAATTCGGGACTCGTCGAGCGCCACGCCATCATCTGCGGTAAGGGCTGTATTGTACGAGCTCCGTCGTCGGGTGCGGCCAACGCGGCGCGCAAGGCCCAGGCGAATCCGGGTTCGGGTGCAGTTGATGTGCGTTACGTCGATGACGTGAAGTACGTTACGCGCGGCCCGATCGACGTGCTCGCTGACACGGTTACCATGGCGTGGGAATTCGCTACGGGGCACGTTGCTCCGACGGATATTACGTCCACGCCGGCACAGATCGCTTCCACCGATTACGCGCGCTATAAGCGGGCTGTAACCGTTGGATTCGCTTCGGCAGCCTGATGGCCAGAACGAAGATTGACGCGCTCGGAGAAGATCCGGGCGCGTTTCCTTCTCGGGCCGATGCGGCCATTCTCGGTGCGGTCGACTCTGACGCGGTTCATGAAATCGGATCGACGAAGCTCCGAACATCGGCCGATGTTGCCCAAAGCTCGCTGGTCAATGCCGAGTCAAACGCATCTTTGCTTCGCCTGCAAAACGAAAATGCACAATTGCGGGACGAGCGGGATAACGCTCGCGCGGAGTTGTCCGAAATCAAGGCCGAGCGAGATCATCTCGCTGCGCAGGCAGAGGCAAAGCGCCCTCATGCATCTGATCCGGCCGATATGGACTTTTCGAAGCCATATCGCGTCAACGACCTGTTCATTGCTCACGGATTGCACGGCACGTTTAGCTACGAGGCCGGCACGGTAATTCGTGATGCTCAGGTGCTAAGACAGATTCATCAACTCGGAGCAAAGCTCAGCCCGGCGTGATTGGAGGCTTCCCGTGCTAGATCAGCGCACGCAAGTCTCGATCCGACGGCATCTTGGCGTTCCCGCTTACGGCATACCGAATACGAGTTTCACGCTCGGTATTCAAGTGTATGATCCGGAATTGCCGCCCGAACGGCAGGCCGCAACCGTTGACGCTCGGATGCAGAATCTTACTCCGACCGAGGAATCGTACATTACGGGTTTCCCCGTTGCCCAGATTGCCTTGACGGGACTCGCTTCCGCCGCGTCGTCTGTTGCCGTAACGGCGAATCAATCAGGGACCTCGGTCCCTCTTGGTTTGTATACTTTAACAGCAATCGATGCATTGTCGCCGCTGACGCTCGTGGTGTTTGCGGTGCAATTGGTGTCCACGATCAATAATGCATCGATTGCGTTCACGGCAGCGATGGGGCCAAATACACCGGGCTCGATAGCGGTAGCTCCGTATGCATCATTCACTGTTGCTTCTCTGACGAATAATCCGTTTACCATCTCCGTCAATGCTCAGGGTGTCGGGGCCTATCCCGTCATGCAGGGAACGAGTGTTGCTATGTCCGCTAAGCTGGATGGCATTGTTGTCTCCGGCCTGGTGCCGATTCTCGACGCGCTCGAAGCCCGAATTGCCGGTTCCAGTAATTATGCTGCGTATTCGAAGGCTGACGTTGTTTCGTTCGATCCGCTTGAGGATCATAAGCGGCAAAGAGTTTACGAACGAATGCGGCGGCGCCTCGCTGAATTCTTCGGTATCGGCGTTGACCCGCTTGGTTTGTTTTCCGGTCGCGGGGCGATCGCCTAAACTCTCACCTTCAGGAGTGTTTCATCTTTATGCGTATACTTTGTGCTGCGGCTCTTTTTGCGTTGTGTTCGGCTCCGTCTATTGCTGCCGAGAAGCCACTTTCGCTCGACCTTGACGTGCAGCGGACGACTTCGCGTAACGATGCGAAGGTCTACGCCGACGCACGATCGGCCCAATTCGTCGCGCGATTTCAGCCGACACAGAAGCTCGGCTTTCAGCTCGCGGCGGGACCGAAGGCTGTATATGTGGCTCCGCACGGGGCTGCTGCGAATGACGTTACCGGGCTTATTTACTCAGCTGAGACGCACTATGACTTCCGTGCTGCTCGTGCATCGGTTGCAGTCGGCCAGGACCTCGCCAATTACTCGTACCTCAATAACGGTGGTGCGTTGAGTCCGAATTTCACTCATTTCGTCCGCATGGACGTTCTCGTCCACATTTTGTAAGGAGAAGCGTCCATGGCAGCAGCACAAGTCATTCCCAACGCCATGTCGAATTCGGGCACCCCATTCTCTAATACGACTGCAAGTAATACGAGTACGGCTTACACGTTACTGCGCACAGGGTTCCCATACGTTCGTTTGCGTTGTTCCGCAATTACCTCGGGAACGTGCAACGTTCGTATTATGCCATTCGCCTTTCCGTTCACGACGGCATAGCAAACAATCGGCGTCAATGGCAGCAGTTCCGGTAGTATTGGAGGCGTCGCCAATAACGTCTCATTAGCCGCCGGTAACGCAAGTGGCCAATTCGTCACGTCATTTACGCTAGGCTATGGAAAAGCACTTACACTTGGCGTAAATGCTACATCAACGGCCACTGGTACGTTAACGCTTCAGCAGTCGTTAGACAATGTAACGTTGTTCACGAGTCCAACGACGATCGCAGTCGGCGCGACGGGCGTTTCAACCGTTATGTCGTTTCCACCGTCTAAATATGTGCGGCTATGGAGTACCGTTGTGCTTACCGCCGTAGTGGCACAGGTTCAAACCTCCTTTTAGATCATTCGAGGAGAAGGCGTAAATGCGCAAGGTACTTGGCATATTATTTGCATTGCTAGCAGTCATTATCGGAATGCACCAATCGGCTCAGGGGCAGTCGAATGGCAACGTTTATGTAGCACGTCCCAATAACGGCACGTTCCCACCGGGATCGTGTTACGCGTCGATACCCTCGAATGGGTACCCTTACCAATTCATTGCGATTCCAGCTCCGTGCCCGAACGGATCGAGTCCAACGTCAACGCCGACAGCCACGTCGACATCCACCCCGACTCCTACGCCCACCCCGTCGGGTTCAGTGCCAACGTCCACGCCGACAAATGTTCCGACGTCTACCGCTACTGCCAATCCGAACTCTACCATTACGGTTGGTGGATTAAGCTCGTATTACAACTGCGGATCGCCGACCTCTCCCCTTGCGAACCTTTCGGTCGTTCAGGGTTGCGTAGTTGGTTTTGCGCAATTACAAAATGGTTCGTTTTCTGGGTCTTTTTCATACGTTGCCCCTCCCGTTGTTTTTATTCAGAAATTGAATGACCCAAATAATACGGTTGCATTGTCATCTGTTCCATCGGTGAGTGGATTTTCGGTTCAATCATCCTCGTCGAGCGATAATTCCGTTTTCGAGTTCATTGTGATTGGTGTTGGCGCAGTTGCCCTGCCGACCAGTGCTCCCACCGCATCGCCGACAGCGAGTCCGACAGCGAGTCCGACAGCGAGTCCGACAGCGAGTCCAACGGCGAGTCCAACGGCGAGTCCAACGGCGAGTCCGACGCCGACCCTATCGCCCACGCCCGCGCTATCGCCTACGCCCACGCTATCGCCTACGCCATCACCCACGCCGTCGCCGACACCGACCGCGTCTCCGACGCCGACCGCATCGCCTACGATAGCCCCGACCCAAGGGCCGCTGAGCGTCTCGCCCTCATCGGCGACTTTCCCCTACACGAATTCCGCTCCAACGACGGCCACGGCATCGTCGGCGAATTACTCCGGCGTCTATAGCGCAGGAACACCGACCGTTGCCGGCATTGCCTCGGCCGTGTTTGGAACGGGCGCTAACGCGAACGTTCTAACGATCGCGCCGCAAGGTGTCGGCACAACGGTGTTCCCGCTGAGCGCAGGATCACAGACGGCGAACTTCTCGGTTACGGTATCGGCGCAACCGGCCACCTCTCTCTCTCCTGCGTCCCTGATCTTCGCGTCCTCTAGTGCGGCCGCACAGCCCGTGACCATTTCATCGCCAGGCTTTTCGGGCACATGTACCGCTGCTGCGACCAATGCGAATGCGACCGTTTCGGTATCGGGATCAACGCTCTCGGTTGCCCCGTCGTCTGCAACCGGAACGTTTACCGTAACGGTGCAATGCGGACAGAGCAGCGGCGTCGTGAACGTTGCTGTTCAGGGACCGCTAACCGCATCGCCGTCCACCCTTTCCTTTGCGGCGCCGACCGGCCAGCCGCCGCAGCCCGTTTCTCTCGCATCCGCGAACTACTCGGGACCGTATACCGTGCAGTCGCAGGTTCCCACCGGCGTCGTCACCGCATCGATCAACAGCTCGACGCTCACCGTCGCCCCCGCCAACGCGAATGGCGGAACGACGACTTTGACGCTCGCCGCCGGAACACAGACGGCAACCGTCACCGTGACCGTGACGGGCCCGGTCGTATTCTCGCCAGCAAGCCTGACGTTCGCAACCAGCTCGTCGCCCTACCAAACGACACAAGCCTCGGC